GAAGCCATGAAGAAGTATGGGCAAGAACTAGAGGCTTACGAAAAAGAACTTGAAGCAACTTACGCGAAAGCAACGGGTCAAGATAAGACAGGGCTTTCAGGTCTTATGAAGGTTGAAACATACCTTTCAGAAGAACAACTTTTAAACTTAAATTTCGCTTCTAAGATCGTGCCAAACACTTCTTTGAAAGCGGTTGCAATGTTTACAAATCCAAAAAATAATATAATGAAATCATTTCTTGAAAGAACAGCAATGGCTGTTGCAATTATGAAAGGCGTTGAGCCTAAAAATGTAGGACGCCAAGCGAAAGCCGTTCTTATTGAGTCAGAAGACAATTCCTTTGAAACTGAATTTGCTGACGTTGCTGTTGGTGACGTAGTTCTTATGGACGGTGCGCCAGTTGAAGACGGGTCAAAAGACGGGTCTTATACAATAACAACTGAAGGCTTACTTGATATTGAAGGTAACACTATACCAGTTGGTTCAACAATCACGGTAACTGATAACGCAATTTCTTCAATTGAAATGGCTGAAGCTGACAGCGGTGAAGGTGGTGAGCCTGAAGCAAAAGAAGGCGCTGAAAAGACTGTTGAAGAATTAAAGGCTGAACTTGAAGCTAAAGACAAAGAACTTACTGACACTAAGGCTGAATTAGCAACAACGAAAGAAGACGCTGAAGCGGCGGCTAAAGAAATTGAACAAGCGGCTGAACTTATGAGTAACGCAAAAATGCCAAGAGCAAAAGCTACTTTCAAGCCACCTGTTGAAGAAGACAATCGAAGCATGAAAGAAAAGATTGCTGACAGAAATAAAGAATTAAACGAAGAAAAATAAAAACTAAAATTTAAAAAATAAAGACATGGCTATCTTCACACCATCACAATTAACATTCAACGGCGAACAAGTTCGTGAGCTTTCAGAAATAATTTTTGAGAAACAATTCAAGAACCCTGAAATCGGACTTTTTCACACGGTCGTTGAGGGTATCAAGGCTGACAAACAAATTGGGATAATGTCTCAATTGGGCGGTTTACTTGGTAAGCAAAGCGGGGGTTGTAACCCAACTGACGCAACAAACGTTATAACAACAAGTGAAAAAACTTGGTCACCAGCGGCACAGTCGGACAGATTGGCGGCGTGTTATACAGACTTTAAAGATTCATTCGTAAACTACGGTTTAAAGAATGGAGTTCAAGAGGCTGACTTAACTGACGTTGACCTTTGGAAATATATTGCTGACGTTCTTGTTGGTTACAAGGTTTACGAAATGGCATTGATCACGGCTTGGTTCGGTGATACTAGCGCGGCTGACGTTGACGCTTCACCAGCGGGCGTGCTTACTTCAGGTACGGATACTGATTACTTTAATAAGATTGACGGCTTATGGCTTCAGTTATTCGCTATCGTTGCGGCTGACTCTGACCGTAAGACAACTGACTTGGCTTCTAGAAACGGTCAAGCAACTTACGCTTTGCAAAAGTTCACTTCAACTGACACTGATAATAAGGTTGTCTTACTTGGACTTGATACAATGAGAACTGACGCTGACCTTAGACTTCGTGAACAAGACGGTCTTGCGTATATCGTAACGCAGTCTGTTCAAGACCAGTACGTTAGAGAATTGAAAGATTCAACTGTTGCGTTCACTACTGAACGTTATGAAAACGGCATAACGTCTGTAACTGTTGACGGCATTCCTGTTTACGCTTTCTCTTTATGGGACAGAGTAATCAAAGCTTATTACGATGACGGGTCGGCTTACTACTTGCCGCACCGCGCACTTCTTACTACTAAAGAAAACATTCAAATTGGATTTGATTCAATGGGTTCTTTAGCTGACTTTGACGTTCATTACGATAGAACAACTAAGAAGAATTACATTGACTTAGCTATCAACATTGACGCGAAAGTTATTGAAGATGAACTTGTTCAATTAATGTACTAAAATAAATTAAGGGGGTTTTAAACGCCCCCTTTTAACACTTTAAAAAAAAGAAAATGAAAAAGATATTTGCATTTTTATTCAGCATGGTTAGCTTACTACTTGGGGCAGCGATTGTTTCAACTACTGGTTTAGACCCTGTTTATTCGTTTGGCGTTGTTTCGCTTGGTGCGGTTTTAACGTACAAGTTCGCACAATCTAACGGGCTTGCCTTTTCCACTTGTGGAACTATTGCGGCAAGTAATACCAAAGATTGCGACAATTTACCCAACGCTGGAACGCGTGACAGAATGGTTATAATGAATTGGGAAGACGTTACCCTTACTTATGACGCTGACGGGCATACAATAGCAAACGTAGTACTTGCTTCAGGGGCAACGGCTTATCAAATCGACGGTCAGAACAATTCAATTGTTCCTATGTCACAAATGGTTGAACGTGGGTTTTTTGATAAGTTTGATCAAGAGGTTGTTGCGAAAGGTTTCGATATTGGACAGGCGGCGAAAGTTGCGGCGAACAATATGGTTGGCGGTCTTTACATGGTGATTTGTGAAAACTACCATAAAGGCGCGTCAGGTAATGCTTCTCACGAAGTTTACGGGGCAACGGTTGGACTTGAATTAGTTGAACTACAAAGAGAACCAAACAGCGAAGAAACTGAAGGCGCGCTTCACTTCCGTTTTTACACACGTAAGAACAAAGAGAACAGTTTAGCACGTACTTTATTTGATACTGATTACGACACTACGAAGGCGATTGTTGACGGGTTATTGTAATTTGATTGAAAAATTGTAATTTTAAAGGGTGTTAACAAGCACCCTTTTTTATTACTATGGAATTACAAGACTTAATTAAATACGTTTTAAGAAACGAAAAGACGCGCAAACAATGGCGTGACAAACACCAAAGCGAAGAATGGAAAGCGGCAAGTAAAGTAAATCAAATGCTTTACAATAAGCCACTGAACAGGCGGGTTGGGTGTGAATGTTTAGAAGACTTGTATAAATTATTGAAACACCGTAAAACACAAAACAAAATAATCATGAACAAAGAACGAAAGTTTATTCTAAAAGACCGGACAATCATGTTACACGGTTGCGACCCTGTAACAAGAAATTCTTCAGAAGAAGCCCTTATTAAGATTTTGAGAAAATCAAAGGCGCACATTGTTTCATTTGAAACATATCCTGAAAACTGGGAAGATATTGTAGACGGCAAAATTGGACTTGACGGCGCTAAAGCTACAAAGCCAAAAGCTGAACTTAAAGAAGCTGACCCTGAAGTTGAAGTTAAAGAGGTTGACGAATTAGTTGAAGAAATCGAAGCTGAAGGTATTGATGATTTTGAAAAGAACGCTGACGAACCAACGAACGCTTTTGAAAAGTCAGAACTTGAAGAAATGACAAACAGACAGTTAAAAGAATTAATTGTTGAAATGTCAATTGATATGCCAAAGAAAACCAACAAAGCAACGTTAATTAAAACAATATTAAACGCTTAAATTAAATGGCTAGGGCAAATAAATCAACAGCCGAAAAGATTGTCAAGAGGGTTGACTATGCTGAACTTAAAAAGTTTGGCATAGTTGCTTTTGATTTTGATAATGCTTACCCGCAACGTGTTGAAGATATTCATAACGATTCGGGCACGGGTAAGAAATGCCTACGCCTTTACAAATCCTTTGTTGCTGGTCAAGGAATGAATGACCCTGAATTTGGTAAAGCTGTTATTAATAGCAAAGGTGAAACTGTCAACGACCTTCTTAGAAAGCTTGTAGATTCAAAAGGCAAGTTTACAGGGCTTGTGATTCACTGTAATTACAACGGACTTGGCAAGGTTACTGAAGTTCAATTTGTTCCTTTTCCTTACGCTAGATTAACGCTATCTGAAAAAGAAGGGGGCAAGCATGAAGGTAAAATTGCAATTCACTCTGACTGGACAGCAAGCAAAGGCAACGCTGTTAAGCCTGACGAAATACTTTATATTAATAGGTTCGCACCTTCTGAAGTAGCAAGGCAAGTTGAAAACATTACTTCAAAAGCAATTGAAGAAATTGAAGACGATCATGAAAAACTACGTCAACAATGGGCGCTTTATGGCGGTCAAATTCTTTATTATACAGGCAGTGACCCTGACCAATATCCACTTTCACCAGTTGACGCGGTGCTTGAAGATATGCAAACAGAAGCGCAAATTAAGCGTTTCAAATATGGGTCTTCAGCGCGTAACTTCTTAGGGTCACACGTTGTTATAACAGGCAAAGAAGAAGAAGCACTTGATGGAGAAGGCAACCCTATTGAAAGCGACAGTGACCCGTTGAGCGAAGTCATAACAGAATTTCAAGGCGGTGACGGTGCTGGCGGTGTTCTACACTTGGAACGCGAAAGCAATGAAGAACAGATTCAAATTGAAAAGTTTGACATACAAGATTATGACGGGCTTTACGAATGGACAAAATCAGATACTAGCAAAGACATAATTGGGCAGTTCATGATTCCTGAATTATTATTTTATAATTCAAGCACTGGATTTAGTTCAACTGAAATGGCAAACGCTAAAGAGTTTTACAACGAAGTAACGCAATATGACCGTAAAGAATTAGCTGAAATTCTTGAAATGATTTTTTCAAACTTTCATATTGCAATCAATAGAACTGGTGACTATTCAATTAAGCCGTTGACGGTTGCAAAACCGATCACAAAAGACTATTTTCCCTACTACTCAAAAAAGGAAATTCGAGATTCGCTCGGTGATGAAACAATTGTTGAAGAAGGCAAAGAAGAAGAAGAAAGCGCCCTTGCAATTGATTTGGGCGTTGGTGGAACGCAATCACTTCTTTCAATAATCACTGACCCCATTCTTACGCCTGACCAAAAGAAAGGCTCATTGAAAGTTTTATTTGGTCTTAGTGATGAAGAAATTAATGCAATGCTTTCAACTGATAGTAATATTTCAAACAAGATACAATGACGCCTTATATTACTAAATCGGACATACAAGAATTTAAAGGAATTGCTGAAAATCTAAATTCAACAAAAGACCTTGACCCGTATATTATAGAGGCGCAAGAATTTGATTTACGCCCCTTTTTAGGTGAGGCTTTTTTTATTGCCTTTGATGAAGATTTCAGAGCAAGCCCTTCTTTAGAAACTTACGATGACTTATTCAACGGTGTTACCTACACGTATAGCGGTGACCAGTACAGACATGAAGGTTTAAAAGCAATGCTGATTTATCATGCTTACGCTAGATATTTAGCAAACGCAAACACAAAGTCAACAGCATACGGGCTGGTTCAAAAGAACAGCCAGCACTCAACGCCAGCAAGTGAAAAGACAATTGCGCGTTTAGTGTCGCAAGCGCGGTCAGGCGCAATGGTTTATCAAAATAGAGTAAAGAAATACCTTGACATAAATTCAAGCACTTACACGCTTTGGGAATGCGGCAACGGTAAAAAATTTAGAACTGGCAAGGGTGTCAGAAGAATTGGTTAATTATGAATAGTGACGATTTAATTTTACGAAGTGAAAGTTACAGCCCGCTAACAACGAAGGGGTCAAACCTGACAGCGGCAAACTTTGACGATAACAATATTAATATTTACAAAGACCTTCTTGCGCTTGCGTTTACAGAAGGGGTTGACGCTTACAGCTCATCGACTGAATACGATGACACCGTTAACAGATTCGCAACGTATGACGGACGCACTTGGCAATGTATTCATTACGAGCCAATGACAAATATTACGCCGTCAGAAAGCGCTTATTGGACTGAAGTATTTCCTGCAATCATGGCACACCCTAAAAATCAAGATACTATTCTTGATGAAGGTGGCGATAATGAAATCAGCGCGGCGTCAATTGTTGCGGGTCTTGCTGTTGCCGACGCGACAACTGACTTAGGTATTTCTTCAAAGACGCCGACAACGTTTGTTGTAACTTCTTCAACGGGGGCAAACGTAACATTGCCTGAAGCAACGCAAAAATTCGCGGGTCTTCTTGGCGCAAATGACAAAGTTACTCTTGACAATACAAGCGGAACAAATTCAGGTGATCAGTCACTTGCAAGTTTAGGCGCTGAAGCAACAGCTAACAAGGTTAGCACAATTGACCCTGACGCGGTTGTTGCTGATAGTTTTCCAACAGTTCAATCGGTTGTTGATTACGTTCAGAGCCTTTTAAATACAGAATCATTTCAAGCCATTTGTTCAGCTTTAGACGCTGACCTTGCTGTTGCTTCAACAGTAGGTTATTTCCGCGTACCTTATGATATTGATATAAGTGATATTAACATAACAGTTTTAACAGCGCCAACTGACGCCGATATTACTTGTGACATATTGGCTGACGCGGTTTCAATTTTAGGAACAACTGAATTAACAATTGATGACGGTGAAACTGACAGTGATGACAGCGCGGCAACGCCAACGCTTGTGACTACTCAATTAACAGAGGGGCAAATTGTCACGGTTGATATAACGCAAGTTGGTTCAACGACGGCTGGTAAAGATTTAGTTTTCACAATGTTAGCAAGTAAGTCATAATGATTGCTAGTAACCCTTATATTCATATCCCGCCAGCAACTTCAACCGAAAGTATTTATTTCGATGGTGTGAATGAAACGGCGGGGGCTGGAAGTGTTTCAATGATGCAAGGCGCCAGCGCTTTCACCTATATGTTATGGGTGCGCCCTGACACGGTAAGCGGTACTGATCGACTTTATTATCAGTTATTTAACGGCAATCGTTACATGGAAATAACAATGGTTAACGCAAAGCTGCGAGTAATAATACGAAACGTAGGTGTATCTCCTAGTTATGGAAACATTCTAACAGATAATAACGTCTTTAGTTCTACGACATGGGCGCACGTAGCTATAACATTTAGTTCAGGAACGGTTGTAATTTATATAGATGGGTCTAGTGTTCCATTTACTGATTCAGGTACTACACCCGCTTCAACAGCCACAAACAATGTAAACACAGAAATTGTTTCAGCTAACTATTTTGAAGGTTATCTTGATGAAGTTGCTTTGTTTGACTATGCTTTAAGCGGCGCACAAGTAACAGAAGCTTATAATGACGGTATCACAAATGACTATAACCTTTTAAGCGGTGGGGCGCCCGAGCATTACTGGAAATTTGAAACCGCTGACGGCGATGACGAAACAACAGTAAACGATCAAGGAGATACTGGAACAAACGACTTGACGTTGACAAATATGGAAATTGGGGATTATCAAAACGAAGTCCCATAATGAGCGCGTCTAACAAATATTATATAATCCCGACAGCATTACCTAACAATATAAAAGATTTTATTGTTGGGACTGAATCAAGTCAAAGAACTAACAAGACAGGCACCAAGGCAGTAGTAAAAAGATTCATGACTGACAACGATGACAGACCACAATTTAACGCGTTCAGAGAATTTACACACGCTGAAATTCTAATTGAACTAGAAAAGCCTGAATGGCAAATTGAAGAAGAAAAATGAACGAAGTTTTAAACAGTGATATTGCACAAGCTGGCGGTTGGACAACCGTATATTTATCTATTGGCTTGACTGTTCTTGAATGGCTAGGTGAAACAACTGTCAATGACATTCTTCAAGGGGTCTTGCTTCTTGGTTCAATCGTGTTCTTATGGTTTAAAATAAAAAATTCGCGGCTTGACGCTAAGATTAAACAGCGTGAACTTAACAAAAAAGAGTAATGCCAACATTTGAAGAAATGAACAAGAAGGTTACTATCAGCATAGGCTTGATAATAGCGCTGATAATAGCAACGTTCTTAGTAACTTCTTTTTATTTTGAAACAACTTCTTTAAGTAGTCGCTTAGATAAGCGTTACAACAGACTAAACGACGGCTTAACAGAGTTGAACAATAAGTTTGACGCGCTTGTTTTAGAAATGCTTAAACCTGAAGAAGAATGAACTGGAAAAATTTTTTCAAAGAAGGGACTGAAGAAAGTTTTGGGCGGTTGTTGTCGGCGGTGTTCGGCTTGACGGCTGTATATGTCACAATAATAGAAGTAAACTGGAAACTTTTCAACCCTCATTTTATTATTGATACAAGCCTAATCATTGAACTTGCCCTTATTGCGATAGGTGGCAAAGTTTGGAGTAAGTACGCCGAAAAGAAAAACAAACCTAAAGAAGATGAAACTAATTGAACACACAAGAACAGCGCATGAATTAATTATTGAATCAAAGAACGCCAAAATTGCGTTCATGCCTGACTTACACTGGGATAACCCAAAATGCAAGCGTGACATTTTAAAGCGTGACCTTGATTATTGTCTTGAAAATGAAATACCAGTTGTTATAAGCGGTGACTTCTTTTGCTTAATGCAAGGACGCGCTGACAGAAGAAGCAACAAGTCAGATATTAGACCTGAACACAATAACGCCAAATATGTTGACAGCGTAATTGAAACGGCGGTTCAATGGTTTAAGCCTTATGCTTCAATACTGAAGTTAATCAGTTACGGAAATCATGAAACGGCGCTTATTAAGTATATTGAAACGGACGTTTTACAAAGGTTTCAAACTTTATTCAATTATGAAACTGGCGGCGATTTAAAGCTTGGCGGTTATGGCGGTTTCATTGTTGTTCGTCAAATGTTTAGCGGGTCTTCAGCTTCAACAGTTATTAAATATTTTCATGGTGCTGGCGGCGCGGCTGTTGTAACCAAAGGGGCAATTGATTTAACAAGAGCGCTAGAAAAATATGACGCTGAAGCGTTTGTTATGGGTCATATTCATTACAACATGGCAAGAACTGACGTTCGTGAATACTTAAAAAGCACCCCAAAAACAGGCTTTGAGTCAGCACAAAAAGAAGTTCACGGTATGGTTTGCGGAACTTACAAAGAAGAATATGAAGACGGTCATCACGGCTGGCACGTTGAAAGGGGCGCACCGCCAAAAGTTATAGGCGGGCGTATTATGACGATCGACGTAAGAAGAAGCGAAAAGGACGGGCGTCTAACTGTTAGAAAAATTGTAGATTCGCACAGATTCACTAATATTTAAACCATGCACACACCAAAAAAACCGTTGCCACAATTAGACCCGAAAGTTGTTACTTGCAAATTAGAACGCTTTATTTCTAACAATGAAGCAACCCTTTCAAAGTTCTTTATTCAAAACAAATTTATTTGTTACATAGTTGAAGATCAATTTGCAACTAAAAAACTTTGGGGTGAAATGCGTATTCCTGAAGGCACGTTTGATATATCGTACAGATATGAAGGGCGCTTTCACACAAGATACAAGAGCAAGTTTGCTGACTTTCACAAAGGGATTCTTTGCGTACATAACGCGCCTGACTGGAAAATTATTGTAGGTGATATTGTATTTCAGTACGTTCTTATTCATTTGGGCAATACAGACGATGACACGGCGGGCTGTTTATTACCGAACACTTCAGTTGATTCACAGACAATGCGCGGTTACAATTCAACGGACGCTTACGAAAAGCTTTATAAAGAGATTGCCAAATACTTAGACAAAGGACTTACTGTTAAATTAATAGTTGAAGACAATGACAGACAATAAATTAATACTAGGCTTATCAATTTACGGGCTTATTGTTACGGTTGCCCTTGTTTGGGTTTCAGTTTCTTATTCAAAGCACACTTGCCCCGAACCTGTAACGCCTGAAATCACAAAAGAGAATTATGAAAAGATTAAAGAAATTGCAACGGCTGATTCTGATGACGCTGACAGCTTGCTTGTTGAGTTGTTCGGCTTTGAGCCAGTCAAATGATTCGCTGAAATGCTTCACGCTAGAGCAAGTGAAAGTTTTCCTTACAACTAAGGTTGAACTTAACAACTGTTTGCAACAATATAACAGCCTATTCATAGAAGCCGAAATAACGCGCTCCAAGAACGTTAAGCTTGAAAGTGATAATCTTACACTAAAGAAGAAAGTAAAGCGCAACAGGGGCTTTGCAATAGGTTTCGGCGCTGGTCTTGTTGGCGTTCTTGTTCTGTTGTTCGGGATTAAGTAAGTAAATTCTTATTTAGAATCAATATAAATTAGCTAATTCAGCAAAAAAATTTTGTCTTGACATTGTTTTGTAATAAATATTTATTATGTTTGAAGTATTAAAACCAATTAAATCAAAAAAAAATGACACTTACTAAAGAACACAAAAAGGCACTAATAAACGACCTTAACGAAACAATTAAAAAGATTGACTTGCAAGAAAGAATACTTGCTGAAAATGAAAAGTCAGAAGACATGAAATGCTGGCATGAAATGGAATTATTTCAATTAGAGAATCAAAAAAGATTAATTGAAAATTCACTTATTAACGGCGAAATAGATTTTTAAAAAAGCCAATTTAACCAATTAAAAAAGTAATTATGAAAACAAGTAGAATTAAATTATCACAAGCCAAAGCTGGGGAAAAAGTGTCTATTAGCTTTAACCTTAGTTATTTTGAAGCTGAAGTTGTTGAGGTTGGACAGCACAAAACAACTTTAAAAGGTGTTAAGACGGGCAACAAGTTTACGTTAGATAATAACAAAGAGGTTGAAGTAAATATTTCTTTTGACCAGCGCGAAGATATAAGCGCCCCTATTGAAGTTAAGGCTCAAATACAAAAAGCTGATACAAATCTAAAGGACGGCTTAAACAGCGGAAAATATCAACACCACACAAATATAACTATGGGCTTATATAGAGCCGCTGAAGCTTATAATAGAATGAATGGATATATTCAAGAGCTGAAAAATCAATTAGCTAGATCAATAGAATTTCAAGAGAATTTAAAGTAATCAAACAAGGGGTTAACAACCCCTTTAATCTAACAGATATGGAAAATTTAGTGACGGTTTTGGATTATGCGAATCTTAGTAAAGATCGCAAAGAAAGTTTTTTAAATAATATTAGTGATTATACCACGGTTTTTAACTGGTGGGCTAAAACGTTATTAGATTATCAGTTAAAACTATCAATAATAAAGAACGAAGCAAATGTTGTAACGCTTGCGGACGCTGAGTTACAAATGGAGAAAATAAAAGATTTAGATTTTGATTTAGACAACGCTAACTTAAACGGTGTTAAATGGCGGTACTTTAAACAGCGAACAATCACTATAACTGTTTACGTATCAATTAAGCAATTTAATATTTTACAAAGGTATAACGGCAAAAAACTGAACCACGAAAACAACAAAGCCGCTTTTAATATAAAGCATACAGACCAAGAAAAAGGAAGGGTTAAAGCTGAATTAACAATTAAAATTTTAAGTAATATTAAATAATCAAACGGAGGTGAAAGCCCCTTTAATCAAATAGACATGAAAAAGCCAATTAAATCAGAAAACTTTGACAGTGTGAACGCGGTTCTTGAAGACTTCGGTTTTAACTGTTCAGTTTTAAAAGAAGAAGAAGACACTATTATTGTACAAGTTGACTGTTTCAATGACGTTCAAGAGGGTATTGCAAGCGGTCTAATTGATGACGCAAATATTTAAACCAAAACAGAATGGAACATATTAGCACAATAATAGAGAACAACGAACTTGACGGGGGTGTCGTAACTTCCTTTCAACGGTCAAAACCTTTTAAGGCGGTCAGGCAAGTTGGGCGCTCTTTAAATGGCAAAGCAAACAAAGGCACTGTTTACCGCGAAGCAATGGCAACAATGTTTTTGAATTTCCCAAAGCATATTGACCCGACTAAATTAAAAGTTGTCGGCTATTTGCAAGGCGAACGCGTTGACCGTTTGAAGGGTCACACGGTTTACTTTTATGACACCGTTAGCTTTATGAATGAAAGCCCAAACGCAAACAACGCAAAGCCATTCATTCACGCAATAGGCTACAACGGCACAAGCAAGAGAACGCAAACTTTAATATTGAAGCAATGAAAAGAAGATTCAAAGAAGATAAAGAACGCCGTGAAATGAAAGCGCTTGCTTTCGTTGCGGTGCTTGTGATTATTTCATTAATATTATTCTTATGAGAAGTAACAAAATAAACGTTGATTGTTTTGCGCCGTTTATCAAAAGAACCGCCTTACATTATTTGCGTGAACGGTTTCTTGATATGGGCGTTTTCAATCCTGAACTTGAAGACTTGCTTTTGATTACAGAAAATGACCTTATTTATTCATGGCTGTCAATGCCTTCACAAAAACAAATATTACTTTTACAGCAAACCCTAAAACCAAATAAATGAAGCTAGTCATAATCACTGGAGTTTGGCAACGTCCTGAAGTCTTTGAAATGTTTGCAAGAGCAACGAAGAAATTAAAACATGAAGACGTTGAAATCAAAGTTGTTGTTGCTGGTAGTGAAGGCAAGAAGACCGAAAAAGCTGTAACAAGTCACGGCTTTTATTATATGGAAGTGCCCAATCAACCGCTTGCCGAAAAGATGAACGCAACAGTTGAAGGCGCAAAACAGCTTGAAGCGGATTACGTTCTTTGCGTTGGTTCTGACGATATAATAACACAAGAGTTGCTTGACATTTACGTTGAACAAATGAAAGCGGGCGTTGATTTTGTCGGCGTTCTTGACTGGTATTTCTTCGACACGGTTTCAAAGCGCTTTGCGTATTGGGGCGGGTATCGTGAACAGTGGCGAAAAGGTCACACTTGCGGGGCTGGTAGATTGCTTTCAAAGCGATTGCTTGAACAGTGGGGTTGGGCTATTTGGGAAAACAGACATTCAACAATACTTGATACTTCAATGCAACAGAAGCTTGAAAAGACGAAACACAAAAGTTATATTTTCAGCCTCAAAGAAAAAGGCGTTCTTGCTTTCGATATAAAGAGCGCAACGAATATGACACCCTTTCAACTTTGGGACAATACCAAATACATAAATGACAGCACCATTAAAAAACAATTTAACCAATTAATCAAATGAAAAGAAAGATATTTATAACGGGTTGCGCTAGAAGCGGAACAACTTTGCTGGCGCGTTTGTTTCACGCCTTTGAAAATTGTCAAGTGATGAATGAAGAAGTTGGTCTTGAAGCGTTTTGTAACATAGACTTTTCAGATCAAACGGCTGATTTTCTAGTTGGCAAAAGAACACAAGACACCATTTTTTCAAACACGTTAAGCGATACTGAAATTGTAAAGCAAACAGAACTAATTGCAAATAACCAAATCATTGTAATTAATTGCGTTCGTGATGGGCGTCACGTTGTTCATTCATGGGTGACGGCTTGGCAAATGTATGACCCGCAAGCGTGGATTAATTCAATAATACAGGCGCAAAACTATTCTAAGTTTATTGAGCTTCAAATCAAGTATGAAGATTTGATTGAAAACCCTGACAAAGCACAAGCAACAATTTGGTCTTTAATTGCTGGACTTAAAACAAATTATGACTTTAGTGATTACCCTGAATTTGTGCCTGAAGATTCTTTTAAAACAAATCATTTTGCACACTCATTAAGACCCATTAACAACAGTCAAGGAAAACGAGCGCCGAAAACATACAGACAGCGCCCCAACGATATTGAATATTTTGAAACGCTTTTGTCAGAATTAAACTATATTAAATAACTATGTGCGGGATAAGTTTAGCAATCGGTAAAGGGTCACAGCGTTACGCTAATATAATGAGCAACGCAATTTTGACGCGTGGAATTAAAACCTATACAGCAATAACTGACGGCGGTCTTTTTGGCGGTCAAGAATTTACGGTTCGTTTTGAACACTTGCCAATAACAGCGCAACAGCCTTTCATTCAATTCGCTTCAGAAGGTCAGCTTCTTTTTCTCAATGGATTCATAAGCAATCACAAGGAACTTAAAAAGAAGTATGGCTTACAATGCGCCACAAATTGCGACACTGAAGTTATTGCAAGGTTGCTTGATCGGTTTGGTGAAGACGCATTTAAAATGCTTAACGGCTTCTTTGCGGTTGCTTGGTATAATGGCAAGCAATGGATTTTTAAAACTGACCGCTATGGCATTAAACAATTATATTATTATGACACTGGTGATTCAATGCTTGTGTGTTCAGAGCCGAAAGGAATTTTAAAAGCGCTAGAAAACGCGGGTGTTAAAATAGAGCTTGACGAACTTGCTGTTAAAGACTGGCTTCATTCTTTAGGCGTAATGACAGAACACACAATTTATGAAGGTGTTAAACGTATACCAAAATTAAAGTTTGATAAGCCTAACAAATTAACAACAAGTCAAATAACTTATGAACAAGCAAAGATTGAATTAAAACGTCTTTGGCTTCAGTCTATTGATCGTAATAAAACCAGCCTTGAAAGCGGTTGCTTTTTGTCAGGCGGGATTGATTCAGGCATAATTGCAAAGTTCATTGAACCTGAATATTCATTTAGCGTTGACTATCTTGACCGCAATTACTCTGAAATAAATAACATTAAACTTAATTCAAGGGGTCAGCACTTCACGTTGATTGCAAATGACAGGCTTTTTAACAAGTATCTGAAACGAACCGCTGACTGTATTGACGATTTAAAAGTTGGTTCTTGCTATACCAATTATGCAATCGGTGAACTGGCAAGTAAATATTGTCGCGTCATGTATTCAGGCGCGGGCGGTGATGAACTTTTTGGCGGTTACAGACATAGAAACATTATACCAATTGAAAACGTAATACAGCGCACCAGCTACGGAAATAATTCTTCATTCGATATAACGCACCAAGAGTATGACTTTAAGTTTCTTGAAGGCGTTCTAATTGTTGAAGACAGGATTGGCGGGGCGCATACTTTTGAAACAAGATACCCTTTACTTGATAATGATTTCGCAAACTTTGCTTTATCTTTACCTGAAGAACACGTTAAGAACAAGAGAATTTTAAAAGATATTTCTGAACTATCTGAAGAAGTTATTCACGGTCAAAAGAAAGGCTTCAGCAATCCGCACTTGACTTCTGAAGAATGGGCTGAATTTATGCTAAAAACTAAAGAGAATGGATTTATACAATGATGACTGGATTGAATTATACGGCAACAGGATTCACAAGACCGCAATAATACACCCAAACGTTCAGCTCGGAAAAGGTAACACGATAGGCGCGTTTTGTGTTATTGGTGGCAATGGTGAAATTAGAGGCAAGAATCAAAATGAATTTAAGGGTCACGTAACTATTGGTGACAACAATGTTATCAGCGAACACGTAACAATTCAAAGACCGTTTGAAGAAGGCGCAAGCACTTACGTTGGCGGTAACAATATAATAATGGCTCACGTTCATATTGGTCATGACGCGGTTATTTTAAATGATACTGAAATTTGCACGTCTTCAGTTGTTGGCGGTTATGCTACTATTTATTCAGGCGCAAAAATAAAACTTCATTGTGTAATTAGAAACCGTGCTTCAATTGGCATTAATGCTGTTGTTGGCATGGGTTCTGTTGTTACTAAAGACGTTGAAGATTTTCAAACCGTTTACGGCAACCCCGCAAAACCAAAGTCATGAAACTAGCATTTGCTTTTACCGTTTGGAACGGTCTTGAATTGCTCAACGGCGCAATAGAACAGATTGAAAATGAAGTTGACGAAATCATTATTTGCTGGCAACTGTTTTCAAATAGACACGAAAAGAACCCTGAAATCTTTAACTTCATTCAACAGTATAAAGACAACCCGAAAATTAAGACGGTTGAATACGTTCCAAGCTTCAGTTTAAACACTAAAGAGAATGAACGGCGCAAACACCAGCTAATGATTGACGTTGCTCTTGAACTTGATTGTAATTATATGGTCATGGGCGCAACCGATCACTATTACAAGACTAGCGATTTTAAGCGCGCTAAACGCTTTGTAGTTGATAACGGTTACGACTTAACCCTAACAAGAATGTTCACGTATTACAAACAACCTAATTGGCAACTAGACCCGCCTGAAGAGTATTATATGCCCTTTATATTTAAAATTAACGATCAATCAAGGGTAACACAAAGGGTTTCTTATCCTGTTTTAGTTGACCCTTCAGTTAGGGTTTCAGGATTGTCAAAGCCTTATTTATTTGACCTTGATGAAATTGCGCTTCATCATTTTAGCATGGTGCGCGTTGATATTGACAACAAGTTTAGGAACGCCGCCGCGTCTATTCGATGGAATGAACAACAAGTTCAAACTTTTAAAGACGAATATTTGAACGCAAAGGTTGGCAATGAAATAAAATATTTTCAAGGACGTAAAATAATTGAAGTAAATCATGACTTTGAATTGAAATAATTATTATATTTGACAAATCAAGTGACGTGGAAATCACAAAATTTTTAAGTTAAAACCCTTTGTTTGTTGACGCCTTTCCACGTGGCTAGATAAGCAAGGGGTTTTTAATTAATTAATATGTCAGGCTGGATAAAATTACATAGGAGTTTAAAGGGTTGGGAATGGTTTGATGACCATAACGCAACAAGGCTATTATTGTATTTGCTAATCTCTGTAAATTATGAGTCTAAAAAATGGAAAGGAATAACAATACAAGCGGGTTCAATGGTGTTCAGTTGGCAAACACTTTCGGCGGGTTGCGGTCTGTCAATTCAACAATGTAGAACAGCAATGCAAAAATTGATTGACAGTGAAGAAGTAACAAGCCAGTCAACAAACAAATATCAACTTGTAAGCCTTGTTAAATGGGATAAATTGCAAAATGATTCTGAAGAAGTAACAAGCAAACCAACAGACAAAGAACAAGCAAATAACAAACAAATAACAACAACTAAAGAAGATAAGAATAAAAGAAGTAAAGAATCTAATTTAAAAGAAAATAATAAAAGAAAATTTAAACCCCCAAATTTAGAGCAAGTAAAAACGTATTGTGACGAAAGAAAAAACACAATTGACCCGCAAGCGTTTCTTGACTTCTATGAATCAAAAGGCTGGCTTATTGGCAAGAACAAAATGAAAGATTGGAAAGCCGCCGTGCGAACATGGGAACGTAACCAAACCAAACAAAATGAAAATACAGGAATTAGCAACAAAGGTGCTAGAGCAACACAAATCAAAGAAGTCGGCAAATTCGACTATTAAACCAATTTATGAACCTACTGAATTAAGAAAGTTTTTTTTAGAACTACTTAATGATCAAGTTGGCGGTGAATTGAAAGTTCATAAAGGCAATGAAAAACAGATTGATTTAATTTGCGCCTACTTAAACCGTGAACCGAAATTTATTGAAGCTGGTTATTCATTCAAAAAAGGGCTTTGGCTTATGGGTAATTATGGAAGCGGAAAAACTGAACTGTTAAAAACCTATCGGACAGCAAAGAAAATCTTGTTCAAAGAAATTGTTGGTTTCAAAACTTGCGTTCAAATGAATGAAGCGTTTCTAAGACTCAATGAAATGACCAATCAAATTGAAGGTGATAAAGCAATCGTAACTTTTGCAAATAAGAATGATGACACTGAACGTATATTTGATGACTTAGGTGAAGAAGAATTGACCGTTAACGATTACGGAAATAAAACGTGTATAATGGCGCGTATTTTATCTGAACGGTACAAAGGCACACCGAAAGTAAAAACACACGTTACAACGAACCTGACGCGTGAACAGGTTCAACAACAATACGGCGGGCGCATTGAATCCCGCATTTATGAAATGTTTAATTTCATTGCGCTAGGAAAAGACCAAACTGAAGATTTAAGAAAACTGTAATATGAACAACCCTGAAACATACGAACAGCTTCGTGAATGGTTTATTGAACGCTGGGACTTATTACCTGACACGCTTGACGGTCAATTTATGTATTACCCAAACGTTCAACAGTCGGCTTGGTGTTACATGGATAAGATCGACATTGAGCTTGAAACACACGGCAAAGCAACAAAGCTGGCAAAGCAAACTAAGACAAAACTGAAATGGCTTTATGACGCTTTACTTGATGAGTCAATGCACAATGCGCCAATGGCAACGCTTGAAAGTATAATTACTTACAAGGATATTGAAGGCGATTCTATTTAGAATGATTATAAATAAAAATAATTATTACAAAAAGCTTGTTTTATAATAAATAGTTATTACCTTTACATAAACCAATTAAATAGAGTTATTATGAAAAATGTAAAGTTGACAGACAAGGAACACAAAAGATTGGTTTCTTGTATTGAGTCGAAATTAACAGCGTTACCAGTACTACTTAAAGAAAGAAAAGAACGCTACAACGGAAGTGTTAAAAATTTATCTACTTGGGTTTCATTCGGCTCAAAGATAGATAAGGAAAACTTTGAACATAACAAAAGAATGATTGCGACAATAGAGAAAAACATTAAGCTCTATAAATCAATTCTTACGAAATTAAAATAATCTAACAGGGGGGTTAACAGCCCCCTTAAACATTTAAATAAAGTTATGTCAAAAGACGCATTTATCAGAGGAACAAAGCACCAAGCCGACCGCGATCAAGCAAAGGCTGACTGGCTTGAAAACAAACTTCAAGAGCTTGGAGTTAAATCAATGAATGAATTAACGGCAATTCAATGTATGAATATTAATATTGAGATTTCATTATACGTTGCGCCGACTTACGAAGTGTTATGCGAAACAAACGCAAGCGCTGACTATGGAACTATAAACCGCTGGACAGGCGATTAAATCAAAAATCATGGAAAAGAAAGTAGTTATAATAATTGAAGAAGACGTTCACTATAAAGAATTTGCTGAATTTGTCGCTGACGCTTTACTTGAATCTTACGGTTCGCACAATGTAAAGCCGTTCATGTCTGAACTTCTTGATATTGTTTACAAGAAAGTTCAAGAAGAAATAATTAACCAATCAAAAACCAATTAATATGTCAAATTTACAATTATCAAAAAACCTATTCTCTAAAGAAACGGTTCAAAAGAAGTTTCAAGAATTGCTTGGAACAAGGGCGCAAGGGTTTATCTCTTCAGTTTTACAGGTTGTCAACTCTAACGACTACCTTGCGAAAGCTGACCCTAAAACAATTTATACTTCAGCAATGATGGCGGCGGCGCTTGACTTGCCAATCAATCAGAATTTAGGCTTTGCTTATATCGTACCCTATGGGGGGCGTGAAGGCGTTCAGGCTCAATTTCAAATGGGTTGGAAAGGCTTTGTTCAATTAGCGCAACGAACGGGTGAATATAAATCTATCAATGCTATTAAGATTGATGAAGGTCAATTTGTTTCTTACAACCCTTTGACTGAAGAATTAAAGCTTGACTTTGATAAAGAAGAAACTGGCAAAACGGCTGGATATTGCGCCCGCTTTAAACTTTTAAACGGCTTTGAAAAAATCGTTTACTGGTCAAAAGAAAAGGTTGAAGCACACGCTAAGAAATACAGCCAAAGTTATGAGCGCAAAAGTTCAGCTTGGCAAACCAACTTTGACGCAATGGCAAAGAAGACGGTCTTGAAAAATGCGCTTAGTCAATATGGCATTCTGTCAGTTGATATGCAAAAGGCGATTATCTCTGACCAAGCCGTTATTCAAGACGGTGAAGAAAATACCATTGACGTTGATTACGTTGACAATGCTGACGAACTAACGCCAGTACTTGAAGACCTTGACGGCGCAATTGAATCAATTAAGCTAGGGCTTGAAACGGTTGAAAGCCTTCAGGCTAATTACATAATTGATGAAGACCAGCTTGAAACATTAAATGAAGTTAAACCTGAAAAGAAATAAATCATGAAACCAATTAAACCAAGTGACTTAAAAATACGGGCTTCAGCTTTCGCAAATATTGTGAAGCTAGACAGAGCAAGCCAACTTACAGCGAACCAAGCAAAAGAGCTTGACGGGCTTTTATCAAAGGTTCAACTAACTGAAGCGCAATGCAAAAAGCGTGACTATCTAATTAGCAAACGTGACGCACCCGATCAACTAAGCAGGGGCGCAAAGACCTACATTCAAGACGTTTTTTTCGGTCATGTTTCAGAGTTTCAAAAGCAATTCACAAACAAGTTCACGCAAAAAGGTAACGACCTTGAAGCAAAAGCAATTGCTGAAGTGTGTAAATATTTAGGGTTGCCAGTTGTCACAAAGAATGAAAAACACTTTGAAGGCGATTATACGACAGGAACACCTGACACTATTTTAAAGCCGTTCAACTTTCAGCTTGACGTTAAAAATGTTTATTACCCAAATGGCTTAGACACCTTTGATGAAGTTGACGATATTTACGAATGGCAAGCCCATGTTTATAATGACCTTTGCAACGTTGAAAACGGGTTTGTGGTTAAGCTACTTCAGAACCCAACAGAAGCGCTACTTGAAAAAGAGTCTTGGACAATGGCAAAAGAAGCGGGCGTTGAATTTATCACTGATGACTTCAAACAAGAAGTTCGTGATTATTTCGATTTTGAAAGCCGTATGTCAATAGGTGAACGAATAAAGATTTACCACGTTAAGACAGAACAGAAACACCGCGACATGATAAAGAAATGCACGTTGTTAGCGCGTGAATATTACGCTGAACTTACCGATCAATGGAACAGCAAGAACAAGCAAGAGGTTGAACTAATTAAAACATTGAGGTCATGAAAGGTTTAGTAATTGTTTGGACTGGAAAAACAATAATATTATTATGCCTATTAGGTATTTTAACACTGTTTGTTTTGGTGTTATTTCTAATAGAAGGGATTAAACAAATATTTAAAAAGTAAATATGCAAAAGCAATCACAAAGAGCTAGAAAGTTTTCAAATAGAACTAAATCGTTTTTACTTCAAAATGATATTACTGTTTATCAATTAGGGCGTGTTATTAAATACACAAACTTTGAAAGGCTTTACACTGTTATTTATGAAAAGAACGGCGCGTTTCATGACAGCACAATTGCAAAGATTGAAGCGTTCATTGAAGACTATAAAGAAGGCAAATATAAACGAACTAAAACGGGGCAACTTAGAAAGCCAGCATTATGAGCGAAGAAACCAAAGCAAGTATTTTAGTTCTAACGGGCGCAATTGTTTTACTTGGCCTTGTACTATGGTTAAATAGTTTCAAGCCATTACAGCGCACCAAAACGAATGACAGGACGTTTCAAGAGCTTAATGAAACGCACCCAACAACAAAGGCGATAATTCCAAGCGAACAAAGAACGTATTAAAATGAAAAGAAGCTTTAAAAAATACAACAAGCAAAAACATATTTCAATTGAAGCAACATATTCAAACGTTGAAGACCTTGTTCTTATGTTTGAAGACATTGCAAAAAGGGCGCGTTTAGGTGTTCAAAAGTATAGATTCACAGAGCAATTGAAAGGCTATGAATATAAGCTTGATTACCTTCAAGAAACCAACGCAAGAATTGAAACGATCAATGAACAGCGGTGTCTTGTGATACCCTCTAAATTACATGAAATATGAACAAAGAGAACTTAAAAATTGACCTTGCTGGGCAAATCAAAAGCGTTGTAAGAACGTTTATTTCTGAAGCGCCAGCGCTACAAGATAAACCTGAAGTTGAACAAGAACTACTTCAGCATTTAAATTCAAACCACTATGACGAAAGGTTTTTTATTGAATCCGTTGTCGAGTATAATTTTACACACACTCATTTTATGTGGTGTGAAAGAATGAATCAAGAACACGAACTTTGGACAAAGACAGTAATTGAGGCGGCGAAACATTCAAACCAGCCTGAAGAAATTGCCAACAACGTGTTAAAAGAATATTTCAAACAATTTATAAACGACCAAGAATGAAACAAAAAAGCACAAGACAATTAAAACGTGAAGCCGACAGGAAAACAAAGAAGCATCTGAAGGCGCTGAAACCTGAAAAACTGGCTGGACTTGCCGACGGTTTAAAACAATGGGCGGCTGATAAAGGAATCAAAGAAGAAGATATTCAGCTTAAACATATTGAACAATTCGCCAAAGAAGCTGTTCAGATCAGAACTAATAACAGAAATAAACCAAAGAAATGACAAAGCAATTTGAATATATGCAAGAGGGTTGCAATTATCGTAGCCTTGACAAACCAAGATTAACAGTTGAAGACTTGAATAGACGCGGGCTTTTGGGTTGGGAATTAATATACAAAGAATTTGTTGGTGGTCACAATCTCTATTTATTTAAAAGAGAAATAAAACCAAAGGTAAGTGTATAGGAATTTCAGGTTTATATAAATTTGAAAAAACTAAACGTTTGATTTACGATAGTAAGAAAACGAAGTTACCCGTTATTTTTTAAAAAGTCAAATGCAATCTTTATCTTTATAATATGGCAAAAAAAACAATTCCACTGACTGACACAATATTTGAATCAATTTGTGAAACAATCGAATCTTCAAAAGATGGATTGCACCCTATTTGTAAAAAGTTCAAAGTTTCTTATACAGAGTTTAGAAAAAAGATTAGAAATGATGAAGAAAAAAGGAACAGATACGTGCGCGCAAAAGAAGACCAAGCTGACTATTTGGCTGATTTAATCATTGACGTTGCGTTTGATGACAGTGACGATGAAAAAGCGTTTGTTGGTGTTAACCATATTCAACGGGATAAGCTAAAGGTTGATAGCCTGAAGTTCATTGCGGCTAAGTTAAAGCCCACAAAATACGGTGATAAGATTGAAGTAACTGGCAAGCAAGAAGTGACAATTAACTGGAAAACAGAAAAGCCAAAAGAATGAAAAACGCAGTAACGTACACAATTTTAGTGGTATCTATAATCTTGCTAATCGTTGGAATAATAGAACTGACCAATTAAACCAAACTAACAACTATGGATAAAGCAGAAGAAATAACACCGATTGAAACGGTTTTAACAATGTTCTCCAGTTATAACATTGAAGTCTTTAGTCAATGGTTAGACGCTAATAGAAAAGAACTACTTGAAGCGGAGAATAAGAAAGTACAAGAAGCAGTTCTTGAAGCGTTAGAGAAGGAGCTTTTTAATTGGGAGTTTTTCGTGTCTAATAAAGAGAAAACACCGATAAACGAGCCTATTCTAAAAGAGTATATTCGCGAATTTATAAAAGAACAAATAATGGAACTAACTAAACAAAGGAACAAATGAAAGAGGGTAAAGACATACCATTAAGCACTAAACTATTTGTAGTAGGATTTGCGTTACTTGCTTTGATGGGATTAATGAAGGGCATAGAATTATTATTAGGGATAAACTAAAAACAAATGCTAAAAGGTAAAGCAAAAAACATGAAAAATAAAATCAAATTAACAGCCGCGTCTTTATTTATCGGCGCAATACTATTCACTTTTTTATTCATTCCGCTTGGCGGTTCAACTGGTTTCAGTGTAGTTCTTGAGGGCAACGCTGGCGCAATAATTGGATTCTTAGCAATAACAAGCGGGTTTGTTGGGGCTTTGATATTAACGATAAAAGCCTATAAGAAATGAAGGTTCTAATGATTGCACCGCTTATTCTTTGCTTGCCTATAATTATAGGAATCAGCAAAGCAATAATTGACTTGATAAGCTTTAAATACACACAATCTATTTTTAACGGCAATGAATGGTTTGACCCCTCTGTTAGCTGGTCTAATAAGGGCAATAGTTGGATAATGTGAACGCTGTTAGTTTGGACAACTGACGCATGGCATTTATTCGATAGCGTTAAGTTTGTAGCAACTATGTCAATGACAGCTTTAAATTTTACAGTGTTCAACCCTCTTGAAGCGATCATTGTTACAATTGCTCAATGGCTTATTAAGGGGCTTGTGTTTGAATTGTTTTACAGTGTAATATTTGTTAAATGAATATAGTTGCAATCCTAATAATTATTATATTTGTGATAGGGTTCTTTTTCCTTGCAAAGTTCCTTGTTTGGTGCGCTGAACAAGTTGAAAAACAAGACCAGCAAGAACCGATTGACCCTGAAGAAATATTACCTTAAACTAAAGAATTATGGAATACCAATTAACCAAAATTGAAACAATGCCAACGGGCGGTTGTCATGGATTTAAACAAGAATATAGCGCAGTCTATTCTTCAGGCTTTGACGCTAAACCCCGCCACAATATTGAAGTTATAGTTAATTCAATCGATCAACTGAAAGAAGAATTAACACAAGACGAAATGCTTGAATTACTAGGGCTGAAATCAAACCCCGTTGTTTACGTTGAAGAAATGACACCTTAATAACACTATAAACATTGCTGACTATCGGACATAGTTAGGAATCAAGGCGGGGCTTGCACTTTGTTGGCGCTCTAGTTAAGCCAGCATTGCCCGCCTTTAAATTGACTAAATGAATAAGACAAGGCTTCGTAAAAATCAAATGACAGGCTGGAAAAACAAGATGCGCTTGCGTATTCATGTAAGGCAAATCTATATTAAATCTTTAATTGAAGCTTTTAACAATATACCCGAACCAAATTACAACGGAGTAGATGACGCTTTTGAATTTGATATAAACGCCTTCAAATGAAACTAAACATACAACCGCCTGATTTAACGCAATATCAAAAAGATATACTCTATTCAAGCGCACGTTTCACAATCACTGAAGCAAGCACAAAGGCTGGTAAAACGTTTAGTCATCTATGGTGGATATTTGAACAAGCGCACGCTGATTATAACCGTGAAGGCTTCAATCACTGGTGGGTTGCACCTGTTTACAGTCAAGCGAAGATTGCGTTCAATAGACTCAAAGCAATTGTTGACACCAGCGTTTATAGGGTCAATGAATCAAACCTTATTATCACAACGCCACTAGGCACGCATATTCATTTTAAATCAGCCGAAAAGCCTGACAATCTATTTGGTGAAGACGTTTACAGCGTTGTATTTGATGAAGCACCAAGAGCAAGACACGACGCTTTCATTGCTTTACGTTCTACCATAACAGCGACAAAGGGCAAAATGAAGTTAATCGGTAATCATGGCGGGGTTGCAAATTGGGTTTATCAGTTAAAAGAGAAAGCGAAGACTGACAACAATTACGCCTATTTCAAAATAACAGCATGGGACGCGGTGAAGGCTGGCATATTAGATGAAGACGAAATACTTCAAGCACAAAAGGATTTACCAACGAACGTGTTCAGCCAGCTTTATCTTGCGGAATCCCTTCAAGATGACGATATGCTTTGCAGTTATGGCGCAATTCAAGACGTATTTACGAACACTCATTTATTACCTGAAGAAGAAAAGAAACGAAACCTTCTGACCCGTTACATTACAGCCGACATTGCGCTTCATGGTTCAGATAAATTCATTGTGCTGGTTTGGCAAGGGTTCACTGTAATTGATGTCAAAGCTGTTGATAAGTGTGACGCCCCTGAAGTAGAACGTATTCTGAAGGTCATGGCAACTAAGCACAAAGTAGGACGGTCAAAGATAGCTTATGACGCTGACGGGCTTGGCTCGTTTCTAAGGGGTTACTTGCGCGGTGCTATTCCTTTCAATAATGGCGGTAAAGCATACGGCAAAAACAACTATCGAAGCTTAAAAGACCAATGCGGCTATGAACTAGCCAAAGTGATTAATGACGCTGGCATTTACATTAAAGCTGATATTGACAAACACGCTGTTGTTCAAGAGCTAGAATGCTTGAAATCATTCAACGTTGACAAAGAAGGCAAGCTTCAGTTAATGCCCAAATCAAAGATTAAAGAGATAATAGGGCGTTCACCTGACTACCTTGACGCAATACTTATGAGAATGGTTTTCGCAGTAAGACCAAAATCAACAGCACCAAAGGCTAGGCTATATGACTAAATTCACCTATGTAAACGGGTCATTTGAAATACCTGAAAACTATTTTGAATTGACCCTTGAACATTACGGGCTTTTTGACGGCAAGACTGAACACGCTTTTATTATATCCCAATTAACGGGGCTTAGTCAAGATGAAGTTATTCAGATAGATTGCACCCCAATTGTTGAGGGTCTAGAGTTTATCAAGACCAAACCAAGTGAAGAAATAGAGCGTGACACCAAGATAATTATTGACAATCAGTTAATTGATTTGAAAGAAGATATTGGTCAGTATCAGTTTGGTCAGAAGCTAATTGCGGTCAAAGAAATAGACGGTGACAATATGGCACGCATGGCGGCGGTTTATTTACAGCCATACGTTGACGGGGGCAAATTTGACGCTGACAGAATCCAGCAAACAGAAGATAAGCTTCTTCAGATGCCTGTTGCTGAATGTTATCCTGTAATCATGCACATTGCAAAAGGACTTTATGACATACTTGAATACGAGTCTAAAATGCCAACGCCAACAATATCAGCCGAACAGCGGCAAGCTGGAATTGACAAATTCAAAATACTAGGTGACTTCAATATTATTGATCAATTGGCGCAAGGTGACGTTACTAAATACGAAGAAGTTCTTGCAATCGAATACAACGTTATTCGCAATAAGTTGCTTAGAATGAACTTATCAAGTATATTTGAAAAAACATATTCAACAATTTTAAACGCAAAATCTAGAAGATGATTGTTCCATTTATTGAAACTATTGCCAGTGAAATGACCGCCGATGACTTCACGTTTTTACACTCTAACAAGGATTGGCAAAACGTTCAAGCTGACGATTTGACACCCCCGTTTATGTTTCTTGATTTTCCGATTCAAGGTGAACCGATTCACACGGCGTCAGGCGCTTTAGTTGACAATTATATTATGGTCATGCTGTTCTTGTATAAGACCGAACTTGATGACGAAAAGAGCGTAATCCGTGCGGCTGTTGATAGCGCACAAACGGCAAGACGTGAATTTATACTTAGAGTTAAAGAAGCTGAAACTGACGATGACGCGACATTTTACAAGTCAACGTTTGGTAAATGGATTGAACTTGAAAATGAATTTGACAGCGCTTATAGTGGCGTCATGCAACCCTTCAACATTCAACTAAGACCTTCAGGCGGTTATTGCCTATAATAAGAAAAGGGCTTGAATGAACAAACCCTTTTCTAATCTAACCTATTACAGAAAACTTATGAAACGCCTAGCAGTTGGCGAACTGTAAAACTATATAAAAATGGCTGAAGAAGCAAGCGAAATTTTAAAACAATTTACTGAACTGATAGTTCCTGAACTGAAAGAAGCCGCTGGTTCTTTTGGTGACACTATAAAAACAGAGGTTTCAGAAAAGGGTTTTGAAATAACAATTTCTTCACTGGTCAATGTTTTAATAGATGGTAGACCGCCAACTTCTTCAGGTGCAAGCGCTGGCAATCCAACGCTTCAGCAAAGTATTCTTTCATGGATTCAATCAAAGGGAATAGCACCAAGAGCCAACGCAAGAGGCGTCACGCCTTCAGTTCAATCACTTAGTTGGGCAATCAGTAAAAGTATTCACCGCGACGGTACAAAGCTATATCAACAGGGCGGGGGCAATAATATATTTGAAGGTATAATTACTGACCAACGAATTGACAGTTTGTTAAATCTTGTCGGCGCGCATTACTTTAACAGAATTAAAAAAATTAACTTTGAAGAAATAATTAAATAAGATGCTTGTTCCAATAACACTACCTGAAGAAGACGTTTTTGACGAGGTTAGCCAGTGGCAAGCCGTTCATCACCCTATTGAGTTTAAGCTACAAAGGCAAGACGCGCAAGTTTCTATGCGCTACCAGCCAGCGGGATTCAATACCAAGATCAAGATTATAGGCGCTGTCCCTTTAGACGTTGCTGTTGGTCAAAAGATTAGATACTTTGACCCTATTGGCGAATACCATGATTTTACTATTCTATGGATTACCAACAACACCATTCACACTGACGGCACTTTAACAGGCACGGTTTACGGGGGCTTTGTTGTATTCCTTGCAAGAACTGATTACTACGTTCAAGCTGAAGTTTTTGGTATTGACATTTATAACACTTACACTGAGTTATTAACTTCAAACTATTCAACAGATTTGAAGGGGCAAATCAAGGTTAACATTTACGAGTTTGTAAGAACGCTTGCAGTATATGAGAATAATTTTAACTATATCGAAAGCGGGATTATCAACAAGGCTGTTGAAGGTGAAGGCGGGCGTTATGCGGTTAGATGGTTTGAATACTACAACGGCGCACTTCAGCAAACAAGCAACTTAGAACAAGTTAGATATTGGGTAAACGCCGCAAAGCAAATAGGCGATTTGTACGGTGATAACATGGCTGAATACGTGCCAACCGCTGACGCTACAAGAGTAGACCCTGACCGCGCTAAATTCTTAACGGTGTTTGAAAAGCCGACACGCTTTGAAGGTTTTCCGTTCAGCCTGTCATTTATCTATTCTGACAATTTAACGAACCTACAAATTACAAGGGAAGAAGATCACTTTGACGTTAATGACATCAGCGTTAATACTGAAAGTGATAATCTCGATATATCGTATAGGTTCGCTGTTAACCGTTTGAACGTATCTGACGCTTATCCGTCGGACGCTGAATCGTTTGACATTTGGCTTGAAAGCGGTTCTGAATATGCTGGTGACGGTACGCAAGGCGAAAACGAATATGCTGACGGCGTATTTGAAGAAGTCGCTGAAGAAGACGTTGAAGAAACATTTAGACCAGTAAAACCGTTCACTGGTAAATATAAATAATAAATGAGGGTAACTGAAAAATTACGAGTAAAGATAAATAGAGTGTGTGAAGACAACCCCGTCTTTGTGACATGGCTGAACACTTTGGGCGGGCGTGAACAATGGCTTTGGCACACACTACAAACAGACAGTTTACAAACTGAACGAAGGGCTGATTTTGAACCCTATACAACAGACCTTGAAAATTCACGCGGTCAAATTAAAGACGTTAACATATTTGCGCAACCAAAAATAACTTGTTACGCTCTTGTAAGCGCTGAAGATATTAACGGTCTAATGTCAATAACTTATTCAACGACTGTTGAAGTACTTTCAAATCCTGACACATGGGAAGAAGACGGCGCTAAATGGCTGACTTACAGACCTGAAGCGGGAAGTTTTAAAGTGATTGACAGTGACGAAAATGAAGCTGAAGTTGAAATTACATTTCTGAAGGCTTACGTTAATACACAAGTAAGATAAATGCAAACACGCGAATTATATATTAACGACAAATTAATTCATTTATCTGAAGGCACGCGTATTGGTATGACCTACCAAGCAAACAATATTGCTGAACTTCAGAACCGTCAAGGCAACTTTTCAAACACCTTCAAGATATTAATGACTGACACCAATCTAAGTGAATTAGACTGGCTTCATATTCAAACGTCAAGCACTGAAATTCCTTACAGAAGAAACACGGCTAAATATATTGAAGACGGAATTGAAATAGTTCCAAAAGGTGAAGCTGTCATTAAAGTAAGCGAAAGCAAGAATGGCATTTTCATTGTTGAAATAAGTATTGTTTCAGGCAATACAGACCCATTCAAAGAGCTAGGCGATAAAATCGTTGGCGAATTATATGAAGGCGTTGACCCGCATGAATGGAACTTTGAAAACGTTCGTGACAGTAGGCAAGAGAATAACTTTTTTATGTACCCTTTCATTGACTGGAGAACTGACGCCGACACTTTTTTCACAGCGGCCAACGTTGACCCCGCTACAATGTTACCTACTTTGCGCGTACCTGACTTACTTGATAAGATTGAGGCTGATATTGATTACGAATTTATTGGTGACTACATTAACAGTGACGCACACCAAAACATGATTTTAACACCGTCACATTTTGAACTTACTGACGAAACTGTTGAAGCTCTTGCGGCGGCGTCATGGCGAACGCCTGAAGATTCATTTATTGTATTGGCTAACAATTACGCAAATAGCTCTGTTAGTATACCGCAAGGTTCGGGAAATACTTCTTTGTCAATGCTGCCAGCGCACAATGATTGGGACGTCGGAAGCGGTTTCTTATTCACTGAATATTATGCGCCCCAAAATGAAGTAGCTAATTTGAAATATACAGCAACCGTCGGAATTGATTGGTTCGCAACTCAAAACTATGGCTTGTTTCAAAGCCCTGAAGAAAAGAACGTTAGAACTTATGCGCGGTTATGGGGTTGGGACACGATCGGCGCGCCTGTTCTTTTGGCTTCACAAGTTGTTATTGATATTTCAACAACGCCTTATTTGAACGGGCAAGTTCAAGAAGAAGGTCAATTTGTTGTTAGTATTGAGACTGGTGAGATTCAACTAAATGCGGGCTGGGTTTATTATCCTGAAATTGAATGCGTATTTAGAAGACATTCAAACGCTGATACTGGCGGGGCTGTTTATTCTAAGGGGTCAAGGTTTCAAAAGATACCAACAAAGGCGCTTGTTTACGGTAATGACATTTACTTTAAAGACCTTTACCGCATGACAATTAAGGACGTGTTCAAGGACTTAATGAACAAGCGCGGGGTCATCATGCAAACAGACAGCTATCAGCGTAAGATTCAATTGAATTTCTTTCAAGACGTTGTTGATAATATCGCCAGCGCAATTGACTGGTCAGGCAAGGTTGACGTTCGTCAATCGAAAATGGTTTACAAGTTTGGTAAGTACGGACAAACGAACTATTTCAGGTTTAAAGAATCTGACCAAGTAACAGAAGAATTAGGGGATTACTATTTTAACATTGATGACCAAACACTTGCTGAAGAAGTAAACGTTGTGCAATTCAAGCACCCCGCAACAGAGCAAGAAAACCGTTATCTTGGTTATAATATACCAACGATTGAAGGCGTTGACAGCCTCTATAAATGGAATGAACCCGACTGGCGATTATTGCAAATGGATATTCAAGACACTGATTTTGACGTCACTTATAATGACGGAACTGACAGTGAAGCGCTTGATACTGATATTCCGTTTTGCAAGTTTGAAGGTATGGACATTTTGGCGCCTGAATATTACAGCGCCCTTGAAGGGATTCTTGACAAAACGAAAGTAATTGTTTTAATGATTGACTTGAACGCGGTTGATATTCAAGCGCTGGATTTTGTAATCCCGCGTTATATTGGCGTGCCTGAATTAAATATTGACGGGTATTTTTATATTAATGAAATTAGCAACTATAAGAAGGGCAAGACAGCCGTTCAATTAATACGCTTGTAACATGGCTGAAGAAAGAGAAGTTTTAATAAAAGTACAGCTTGACGTTGGTCAACTTGAAAAGAACGCGAAAGAAGCTGAAAAGAATCTTAAAAAGCTGACCCCTGAATTAAAGAAGCTCAAAGAAGAAAATAAACAAGGGACGGCTGAATATGAAAAGACGCGTCAAGCGATTACCAAATACAACAAGCAATTAAAAGATAATACCAAAGCAATAAACGAAGCGAACACCGCAAATGAAAAAGGCGCAAATTCGCTACGTGATATGAAGGCAAATATTCTTGCCGCTAATATTGAATATCAATCTTTAACAAGCGAACAAAAGAAAGGCGCTGTTGACGGTGACAAATTGGCGGCTAATATTCGCAATACTACCATAGCTTTAAAGAATGAAGAAAAGGCGTTAAAAACTACTTCAGGCGCATTGAAGCAAGTTGAAACTTCAGGCAAGCCTTTTGCTGAACAGTTGAAAACTATCAACGGTGTTGTAAAAGAAACGCCAACGAACGTGCTTGAAATGAACAAGCAAATTCAAGCTTATCAATCTTTAGCTTTAAGGGCTGGTAGAACTTCACCAGTCGGGCGTGAAGCGCTTCAGAAGGCGGCGCAATTGAGCGATAAATACAAGGATATTCAAAACGAAACAAAACGTCTTGCTGACGATCAAAAGAATTTGAAAGGTGTTCTTGAAATCGGCAAAGGGGTTGTTGCTGGTTACGGTGCTATACAAGGCGCACAAGCCTTACTTGGTACGGAGTCGGAAGAATTACGTCAAACATTTGTTAAGCTTCAGGCGGTTCAAACAGCGCTTGCTTCACTTGACCAATTAAGAACAATCTTACAAAAAGAAAGTTCAGCGGCTTTACTTGTTAACACAATAAGAACCAACGCGCAAAACGTTTCAATGGCTTTATCAAACAAGCTGTTCAAACAAGGCAGCGTTGCGGCAAAGAACTTTTCAAAAGCACTTTTGACAACTGGTATAGGTGCTATAATTGCGGGGGTCGGTCTATTGATCGCCAACTTTGACAAATTAAAGAAGGCGTTTGGCACTACAAATCTAGGCATGGAAGCTGTAAAGGAAAGTATGTCAACATTTACTGACGGCGCTAAAGAAGCAACGGTTACAGTATTAGAAGTTGAAAACGCTTTTGCTCTTGCTGAAAAAGGCGTTATTTCAAAAGAAGAAGCGCTTAAAACTTACAATGATTCGCTTGGTGATTCTTTCGGTAAAATGACAGACGTCAATGAAGCTGAACAAAATTTTATTGATAAAAAAGACGCCTTTATTAAAGCCGCTGGTCAACGTGCTTTGGCACAAGAATTGTTTTCAAAAGCCGCTGAAAAAATGGCTGAAGGCTTGACGGCTTCACTAGAAGACCAAACAAGCGCTTGGGATAAGAACCTACTTTTTCTTGACAATGCACTTGGCGGTTCTGAAAAAGCCCTTGAAAATTTTGGTGAAAAGCAAAAAGCCGCTAGTGATAAAGTAAGAGGCGAACTGCTTAACGCGGGCAAGCAAATAAATGAATTTGCTTCAATGATTTTTCAACAAGCTGAAGAAACTGAAAATGCGGCGGGTATAGCTTCTGAAGCTGAAAGCGGTCTTGAAACAGAAAGAAAGAAGCGCTTTGAAGCATGGAAAAAAAGACATGAAACTTATCTTAAAGGTGCTGAAGACCTTGCACTTACTTTACGTGATGAAGTTCTTGCTGGCACTGAATTAACACTTGAACAAGAACGTCAGGCGCTAGAATCGCATTATTCATTTTTAGAAGAAGCCGCTGAAGGTAACACTGACGCATTGCTTAGAATCAGTGAGCAAAAGAACGCTGACCTTGCTGAACTAGAAACAAAAGAACTGGCGGCAACAACTAAAGAAATAAACAATGCAAGCGCTGACAGGGTAACAAGTGAACAAGAAAAATATGACAAACTTCTTGCTATTGCCAAAAAGAACAAGGAAAACACAACGCAGTTAACAGAAGACTTCAATTCATTATTAGAAGAATTAGAGCAACAGCGCCTTGATAAAATTGCACTTGCTGAAGCTGAAGCGAATACAGCTAGTGAACAGCGCCAAAATAACCACAATAAGAACGTTAAGAAGATAGTTGACAACCGTGAGAAAGCACACCTTCAAGTTATTAACAATATTGCAATAGCTGAATTAGAGCTAAATCTATCAGTTGAAAAACTTGCAACAGAGCAAGAAAAGATTTGGCAAGAATTACAAAAAGAAAAGATTCGACAATTAAGAGAATCAAATACTTTAATTGAACAAGATACTAAACTTAGCGAACAAGAAAAGCTTGACGCAATTGCAAAAAATGAATTTGAAATTAGAAGGTTAAAAACTGAAACCTTTGAACACCAACAAGCGCTTGACGAAAAGAGCAAACAAAATAATCTTGCATTGTCAACAAGCTTCTTATCAACGGCGCAAGGTTTGGCAGACGGTCTTTTTCAGATTCAACAGAACAGCCTTCAAAATGAATTGAACGCAATAACTGAAAATTATGACACGCAAACGCAACTATTACAAGACCAACTTGACGCGGGTCTTATTTCAGAGGCGCAATTTATAAATCAAAAAACAACCCTTGAAGCAAATCAAAGAGCTGAAGAAGCTAAGATTAAAGAGCAACAATGGAAAAAAGATCAACAGCAAAAATATATTTCGGCTGTTATTAATACGGCTCTAGCGATTACTTCAGCTTTAAGCACACAGCCGTTCTTGCCTCTTGGACTGATCGCGGCGGCGTCGGCTGGTGTCGCTGGTGGTCTTCAGGTTGCGGCGATTGCTTCAGCACCCAAACCCAAATTTGAAAAAGGGGGCGCAATGCAAACGGGTATTTTCGGCGGGAAGTCACACGCCAACGGCGGTGTTCAATTATCGGCTGACGGTGTGCCGTTTGGTGAGGCTGAACGTGACGAAATGTTTGTAATAATGAACAGGAAGGCAACGGCTGAATTAGCCAGCCTGTCAAGTGTTAATGAACGGACAGGGGGCGTGTCATTTACGAACAATCGTAAAATGGCAAGAGGCGGTTTGACTAAGTTTCAAAGCGGGCTTGCTGTTGCGGCAACTTCACCGACATTAAGCCAAGCAAGTGAACAAAGATTTCAACAACAGAATGACGTTATAACAGCAATTCAAGCAATGCCCAACCCTGTTGTCTTTGTTGAGGACATGACCAGCGCGCAAGATAATCAAATTGAAATTAGAAGTCTTGCTGATGTCTAAGAATAAAATTGTAAATTTGAAACAATAACTTTGGTTTATTGGTTATAATTGGTCGAAACCCCCTTTTGATATTTTGAAGGGGGGTTTTTTAAAACATGGTAAAAGAAGATAAGGTTAAGACGATTGAAATAGTTGACAGGCTTTATGAAAGCGGTGACTTGCGCCTTTTAATGTCTTCAGGTTTAATTGACCCCGCTGTTTTAAAATGGCGTAAGATTTACCACGCATACTATAAACACCTTAAAGAAGACAAAGTTAAAAAGCGTAAATGCGCTGAAGATATAGGTTGCATTTTTGACTGTTCTTTTAAGACAGTTTACAACGTGCTTAACAGAATGAATTTTGAAATCAAAAAGAAATGAGTAAAAAAATATATATAAGCGGTTCAAAGTTTTATATTGAAGACACCGTAAGCGGTGAGTTAAAAAGCGATAGCGCACACAAAACAGAAGTAAGGCGTTCATCAACAACGGCAACTGAATTCAATATTTACAGTAAAGACTTAGGTCACAATGCAATTGAAGTAACTGATATTGTTAATTACTGGGGCGGTGCTTTTGCAAGCGCGGCGGCGTTTGAATATTGGGCTGACGTTCACACTGGCGAAGGTAATGACCTTGACCCCGCAATCATGCAAGCAATGAATGAAGTGTTACGCTGGGAAGGTGACGTTATAAGCGTTGAGCATAAAGCAAAATGTCTTTTAAAATTTGGTAGGACTGAAGAAGTTCAAACTTCAAAGACAACTATCATGGCGCACAAGACAGGCACGTTCAATGAAACTTACGTGTCAACAAATATCATTGACACCGTTTCAAGCTCTGACGGTAGTGACGCTGTTGACGTTACTATTGAAGGGCATACTATTGACGGTGAAGGAGATTTTACATTTGTAACGCAAACGGCAACGCTTGACGGTCAAAACAAAGTTGTTCTTGGTACGCCTCTAGCTAGAATGACGCGTATATTTAATGACAGCGGCACTGAATTAGCGGGTGCGGTTTACGGCTATCAAGACAGCGCAATCACTTCAGGTGTTCCTGACAATGGCGCTCTTGTTCATTGCGTTATCCCTTTGGGACTTCAACAATCTGAAAAATGCGCTACAACAATTTCAAGCGTAGACTATTGGCTTTTAACAAGGTTGCAAGGTGACGTTCTTGAAAAGACTTCAACGTTCGGTGACTTTCACCTTGAAGAACGTCAGAAGGGGGGCGTATTTCGTGACGTTCAAGATTTTAGCGCGTCAAGTACTTCAGATGGTAATGTTGTTTTTGCGCCTTATCACATTGTAAATAAAAATTCTGATGTTAGAATTAGAGCTTCAGCAGGGTCAAACAACAAAGAATTTGCCGCAACAATTCAAGGCTTACTTGCAACAGTAATCGAATAATATGAAAATTGGCGTTGTAATTCCTGACCGAAATGACAGACCGCTTTTTTTACAGCATTGCATTTCAGCATTAAAAAACCAATCAATCAAACCTGACAAAGTTTGCCTTGTTAATCATGCGCCGTATGACGAAAAGCCTGACTTAACTCAACGCGTTCGGCTTGGCTTTGAAACGTTGCGTCATGAAGTTGATTGTGTTTTGATCATGGAAAATGACGATTATTATTGCCCGAACTATATTGAAAGCATGGTTTACGGTTGGGATAAAATGAACCGTCCTGAAATCTTTGGTATTAACTCAACTATTTACTACCATATAAAGACGAAAGAATATAGAATACTTCAGCACAATAAACGCGCGTCTTTAATGTCAACTTTGATAAGTACAAACGCCCGCTTTGAATGGTGCGCTGATAATGAAGTTTTCCTTGACATTAAACTTTGGGGTCAACTAGAAGGGGCAACAGTAAAACAAGACCTTGACAGACCGCTTGCGATTGGAATAAAACACGGTCAGGGATTATGCGGTGGAACTGGTCATACTACGTTACGTTATAAAGAAACTGACAGTGATGACAGTTATTTAAAGCAACGCGTCACTGAAGACAGTTTTAACTTTTATCGTCAGGTTGCCAAACTTCTATAAATTCTGAAAGGGCTGAATATTCAGAGCCAACGTAAAGATCAACTTTCTTTTCTTTCAACTTAATATTTAACGCTTCAAAGTGTTCAAGCGCTCTTTTAAGTTTGTTGTCTTTGAAATTCTTGTGTGTTTTAAAATCGACACCGTGAAGAATTATTTCAGAAGCACAAAGTTTATAAGCAAGTATCACAGCAACGTAAGGGCTTGAAATAGAGTAAACGAATTTTCTTGAATCCAAGAATTTGAGATTACCACGCCCCGCCGCCAGTTCAATCTTGTTGAAATTCGTTACCCCTTGCCAGTCATCACATTGAGTAAAGAAGCCTTTGCAATCAGTTTCAAGAATTGTTTTTTGACGTTCAGGCGTGAAAGCTTTCTTGCCGTCAACGCAAACAACATAATCTGTTTTTACCCTTGAATGAATATCGTTAACACCAATAGTTTGACCGTTGTCAGGTTGATATTCTTCAAGACTTTCGCCTAATCCTAATATATGAAAACGTGAAGCCCGCATTGCACAAATTGTTTAGATGCGAAAATATAAAATACTTTTGGTTTTATGAATATAGGACATATTTATATAAAAGGACAAATTGGCAACAGCGTTGATGACGCTGGCAAGGTCACTGAAAAGGGCGTTGAACTAGCTGACGTAATGAGCCAAGTTGCAAAACTTGACCCTAACGTTGAAGCGGTTCATTGTCACATTGATTCACAAGGCGGGTTTGTTGAAATAGGTAACGCAATATTTGATTACTTAAAAACATTACCTAACCTTACTACTATTGCTGAAAGCCTTTGCGCTTCAATTGCTACTAAGATATTTTTAGCCGCACCGCTTCAGAACAGATTTGTTCAAGCTGGTTGCAA